CGCTCGTTCATAGTTTTAGTACCACCACGAAGTTCGAGATCAGACTTCTTTGCCATCTGCTCGTTGTCGCGGATTTCGCCCACCATAAACTTGAACTCAAGTTCGCGTGGCATACCGAGGTATGTGTAAGAAATGTTGGTGAGCATCTTGCTGATCCATTGGACAAGCGGAGCCACACCGATTGACTGAGCGGCCTCTGCTTCACCTTCTTGGTGTCCGGACTGTCCTAGTCCACCCTTAGCGGAGAATCCAATTTCGGTTGGAAGTACGCCGAAGTGTCCAGTAATCGAGGTGATGAGGTACTCATCGAGGTTCGACTTAAACTTCTCTCCGTAGCCTTCATAGAACTGAGGCTTGAGTCCGGACGGCAAGATCAGAGCGCGCTTGCGTTGCTCAGTCTGACCAGCGAGGTTGTCGTTAATGATATTTTCGTACTGCTTCATAACCAACGGATCGTTACCGAAGTCGGCATCCGAAGTAAGCATCATCTCAGGGCTAACGCCATCGGTGTATTCAGCACGAAGCCATTGCTGACGGCGAAGGTAGAGATCGGCTAGAGGTAAGCAACGCTCGACTGGTGATGATCCATAGACGGAGTTCGCTCTACGGTTACGGATGAAGTACGAAAGATCGTCCGAAGTAAACTCTCCATCAGCGCTCACATCATCAGAGTTTGCTTGGAACTCAGAGCGTGGGAAGCCATAAAGGATTTGCTGGTAAGCGGCTTGTGGAGGCATTGGGCGCATACCACGATCATCAAGGAGTGGCTTGATAGTAGATCCATCGAGGATTTGGAAGCCGTAGAGATCTCCGCCAACGGTGCGTTGTGGCCAGATTGCCCACGCATCAAGAACGAGGATTTCTTCGAGCGCCATCATCATCCAGTCGATAAAAGTTAGACCATTAGCGCGATCGGGGTTCTCCCAAAATGTACGAAGGCGATAAATCTCATCGGAGAACTTAGAACGGGCTTGACTCATAGCACGAGTATGATCTCCACCGATCTCGGCAATAATCTTTTCGCTTGCATCTTCAGCGATAGTGATATCCCAGTCGAGTCCGGAGATCTTAGCCTTTAACACTTCTACGCAACGGCGAACAATGTCGATCTGTTCAGCGGCACCACGGAGTGTTTTAAATGGAACGAGTTTTTGCTCTGTTCCGATGTTGATGTTTTGGGCAACTTGGTATTCATAACGGCGAGGATCTGCGCGGCCGTCTTCACGAAGTGGGTTGATTGCACCCGGAAGAATTGGAGAACCTGGTCCAAATGGAACGCCTGCAAGAATTGGATTACGAGGCAGTGGAGTTTGTGCGCCGTAAGTGTTCTGAGTATTTGCATCTCTCATCTGTTGTTCAGTCATAACGACTGCACCCGCAGGTAAATTAGATGGAGCCTTTTCAATCTGTTGTGCTACTGCCTTGGCTAGACGGTCGATTAGACCCATGTTGTCCCCTTAGTTATGTCCCTTGTATTACGGACTAGGTGTAATGATAGCGGTATTACATCGCGGACAGAACTTAGTCTTTTTAACAACTGGCAATCTGCAAGACGGACAGAAATCAGCCATGGCCGCCAGAGATCGAAGAGCATTAGATCCACTCATCAAATCAGAAACCGCCCAGACCATCGCATCCATACGATCGGGCGACTTATCTGAATCCGGCTCCCATGTGACTAACTGATCTTCAAGTTGAGAAAAATCTGATCCAACTAAATGAAGGCGCAACTGTTCAGAGAGCGCAGAGATCGGTTCTGCTCGCACTCGCTTGCCTCGAGAGGCGTGAACTTTCCGATACGGGACCGTTGCATCAACTTGCCGGAGCAGGGACTCAATCATGTCGCCGCCATTGTTGGCCTCGCCGATGATTCGATCACATTTCCATTTGCGATACATCTCGATCGCTTTTCTTGCCCAATTCTCAGGCGTTCCTCTCATCGAGGCATCTTCAAGGATGTAGTAATGACCATCCGGCGTAGCGCCAGCGACCACGATTCCAGTTTCGTCCGAGCCTTCTCCGCTTGTGACGGCGGGGTCAATCGCAACAACAACCCTGAAATAAGGCGGGGCATCCTCGGGCTTGATTCGAGCCTCCTCGATCAGCGCTCTCGTCCATAGGGCTGAGTCTGATTCGTCAAGGATCTCGCCGTAGAGTTCCTGACGGCCCATTCTGGTGCCTGCGTATCGGGCTTGTAGTTCGACTAGAGCCTGCGGAGCAAGGTTGTCGGCATTATCGAAGGTCGAGCCCCTAACGATCTTCACAGTGCCATCTGTGCGGCTAACAAGATTCCTAATTAGGGCAACAGGGCGCGGGGTTGTGGTGATAATGGTTCGAGGATGGCTACCTAAGCGCATACCGAACTGAAGTTGATCCCATGTATCCGGATAGCGCCACGCCGCTAATTCGTCGCACCATGCCCCGTGATGCTGAGGACCGCGCAAACGATCAGGCTCATCGGCTGAGAAGAGTTTGATCTTCGAGCCATTGGTTAAAGAGATCGCTCCCTGAGATCTGTTGTAATCGGCAAGCGATCCGTAATCTCTGAGGATGTTGATAATTCCAGACTCACCTTCGGCGCAGACATCGCGGACATCGCTAAAGGTCGGAGCGACAATCGCCCACCTAGTGTTGTTCTGTGTTGTTGCTTCCCACGCCAGCCATTCAGCGGCAGTGCGAGTTTTACCAGCGCCTCGACCTGCTAGATAAAGGTAGATTGACCAGTCTTCATCATCACTCGGTAATTGCTCCGGCCTCGCTAGATCGTTCTCCCACGCTATCCGGCGATCCTGAAACTTCTCGTATAACTTTGATAATTTCTCGTGTTCTCTGTCGTAAAAGGTTTCCATCGTAACTCGTCACCTCCACCTCAGTTTTTACTGGCGCGTCAATTCCATAGAGTTTTGCATCGCGCTCCAATATCTTGAGCATAACCTTAATTGCCTCGAGATCGCCTTTAACGACATCAGGCCAAATAGCAGTGAGAGCAACTTCGAGCCTCTGCCTATGCAACTCACGCATCTCAGCGTTAATCGCATCATCACGCATACGCTCCATCGCTCGTTTGAACGCGGCTCGAGCACCTGACTCATCGGCATAATTTAAGCGCTTAGCGATCTGATCGAATGTTGCTCCGCCTTGGCGATACTGAACAACCTGCCGCTCCTTCTCAAACAGAGCAGGGTCAATACTAATTACATCCGGATTATTTTCACCCATAAACGGATTACGATTCTTCGTTAGGTTGGAGCCCTGAAGTCGGAGTTGCACCGCTATCTTCTAACAGGAAGTTAGACGCATCGCTGTTTATGCTTTCAGGGCGTGAACCTTTGTACATCCTAGCACCTGCCTTGTCGATCTCAGAGAACGGCAAGATAGGAACCGTGAGGCGCTCTTTAGCCGCAGGATTGAGGAAATAGACATACCTCAGTTGGAATCCCTCAGCCTTCTGTGCGCCAATACTGTTGAGGAACTTATGGCTTGACTCAGTGCCAACCTTGCCCCACTTTTTCTGCAACTCTGATGAAACCCCTGTGGTGAAGTTAATGTCTGCGGCATATTCGCCGTCAGGCAGTCTCCAAATAGTCTTGTTCTTGTTAATCTGAGTCAGCACGAAGCCTGAGGCGCGGTAGATCGTTCCATCTCCGCACTGAGTGCCATCGGCAAAAGAGATTACCCACTGCAAATGGGGAGCGTGCTTCTTGAGCATCTTAAGCGCTACGCCTATTGCGCGGGACTCACTGTTCTTAGGCAGGGCATCGCTAAAGGCCATCCGGTTTAATTCGATGAAGCCGTTCCACGGGGTATCTTTGACGAGCCCCTGAGTCTTGCGCTTATCCATAGACGGGCCAAATTGAAGCGCTCCCTCTAATTTCCCGTTATAGAAAACGCCGATGTGGATTTGGGAGTTTGGCGCAACCTTTTTACTGTAATGAATCTTCCGGACTAAGGCATTGGCCTCAGCGGAAGTGATCGGCTTTAAGATTATGTCTTTCGCGCTCATACCTGAGTCCCTAGGAAGATCTCAGCCATCCGAGTCAAGGCGTTGCCATTCTTGTTCGTATTTTCCTCTTCAGGGAATTCGCCTAGGGCAAGGGAGGCAGAAATCGCGTTGTTCACGATTTCGACTTGCTCATGGCTCAGGGTAAAAGTGACTTGCTGAAATGGCGACTGCTCTTTAGTGGTCTTATCAAACGCATCTGACCAGTCATCGGCGGAGGCTTTAGCGACCTTCTCAAATCCTAGGCCTTCAATATCCCAACCAAGATCCTCAAGATCAACAAGTTGGTTAGATAGCGCGATCTCATCCCATTCGGCTAATTCAGCGGAGCGATTATCTGCGAGCGCATAAGCCTTGGCAGTCTCGGAATCCCAATCATCAGGACATACGCTTACTGCGATCTCTTTCCATCCGAGAGATCGAGCGGCTTCAAGTGTTCCGTTGCCAGCAATTACTACGCCATTATGAACAACGAGAGGTTTGCGCTGGCCAAACTTTTCGAGGCTGGCCTTAATCGCGGCAAGATTACGGCTCGAATGTTTCCGAGCGTTCTGTGGATCGAGAGTCAGGCTCCCGATTGCTACCGTTTCCAATTCCATTATTTACTGCCTCTAATCTAGCGTCAAGTAGTGAATCCATCTCGCCCATCAGGAACGCCTTCCGCTGATGGGTGAGCCTATTTCCGTACCGATCCTTGAGCATAACGGCAAGGTGGGCGATCGCTTCGTCTATATCGGCGAGCGTGATCACTTCCTTGTCGATAATCATGGGGATCATATTACCGTTTGCGGGCCTCGCGTTTTTCCCTATACGCCTTAATATCTTCAGCGCGATAGAAAACAGACTTTCCTTCTTTTTTCACCCATGCAATAGTTTTACGAAATTGCAACTGACGAAGATTGTTGATCGTAATCTGTAAGTGATCGACAACCTGTTGCGAGTTCCAGAGTTCATCTACCATGATGGCATTTCCTCAACCTGAGTAAATGATGATTCCTTAGGCTTTGTGCGCGCCTTTAGATAAAAATCTGTTCCAGAAATTTCAAGTGAGATTTTTTTCTCGCCATCTTTTGTCGTATAAGTTGATTGTGCCAATCGGCCAACGACTGCGATGCGATCTCCTTTTTGGAGATTCTCGATCACTGCATCTGACTTGCTATTCCAAAAAGTAACTCGGAACCAAATTGTTTCGCCATCTTCATACTGGCCATTGACCTTCTTGCGCGGCGTATGGGCTAACGAGAACGATGCAAGCACTTCGTCCTTGAGCATTTTAATTTCCGGATCTGACCCGAGATTGCCTTCGATAATGATCTGATTCATTTAATTGCCTTTCCTGTTGGATCGCTTACATTACATTACTTGAACGCTTCCGTCATTTTTCAAGATTACCCACTTGCCATCAGGTTGCAGAAATGGCTCGGCCTCCGGATCTGCCCAACTACTGACCATCCAACCTTTGTCTGTTGCCATAGATGGATTCTTATGAATTGAATCAGTGCCTAGATTGTGGCACTCGTGATGAACTCGGATCAGATTGGAGACAGAATCTTTACCGCCTCGAGATTTCAACTTTCGATGGTGGAGCGCCATAGACTCCCGAGCGGGGCCACCGCAGGTTTCGCAGTAATACCCCGCCCTTGCTTCTACAAGCGCAACAATTTTTTGATCCACCTAATACCAGCCGTATCTCATTTCATGCCTCCAAGCGGCGCAAGGAGAGCCATACCTGCGAGCAATATAGTGCAGGCCGTAGTCGATTTGCTTCATTGGGCTTTTTGGCTTGTATTCGAGTTTGTAGTTGCCCCATGTTGAAGGCAGGAATTGAGCGATTCCAAATGCCCCAGATGATTTGTTCAAGGCTTTCGGATTCCAATTTGACTCCTGAGTCCACAATTTATCGAGGCAGGCGAATTGACCCTTACTAGGCACTTTCATTTGTGCGTAAAGTTTTGGGTGCATTAAGAATCTGACACTTTGATGCGGAGCGTTTGCCGCTTGTGCCGTTACTGTCTGAAAAGATCCCACCAAAATGGCTACTGCAAGGATCTTCCCCTTAACCCTTATCGGGCGACCTTACCCCGTTCAGAACAGTAGGAGCAGACTGTAGCCACCCATAGTTGAACACCGCAGGAGCGGCACCGGTTAATCTGTGAGTCATCCATTTTCGTACATCCTTTCGGGAGATAGCGGACTTGACTAGTTTACCTGTTATTTACTCCCGCCCCATCCGTCGCCTTTGAAGGAAACGCCGAAGGACGAGAAGATCCGCTCCATCTTTCCGCAACATTCGGGCAATTCGGGCGTGGCATGAATTGAGGCGCTGACCTCATAGATCCGGAAACAACCTTCACACTTATATTCATATACGGGCATTAGCGACCACTCACCGCCCATACGAAGGAATCTCGATCTTCTCGAGCCTGATCGTGATCAACCCTCTCATTCTCCGGAAATAGGGAAGTGATCGCTTCGGTATGGCAACAAGGCGTGACCATATATTCTTCGTCCTCATTCCACATCATCTCGGGAATTGTCCAGAGATCGTTGTTCGAGCACCATCCGCAAGTAAAGAGATCATCTTTGTCGTAATCATATTGAGCGCAATAGATCGCGACATAAACCGGAGTTGCTTTAACTAACTTCCCGCACTTATTTCCGCAAGTTGGGATGTTCATCATTTCTTCGCGTCGCATTAGAGACCGCCTTCGCATTTAATCATGTCGCCCCAACAGTAGCCGGATCCTGTCCACCAAATATGATTGACAATAAAATAAGCGGCAACTAATCCCACAATCGCAAGCGTTCCAAATACCGCGCGCCTGCGGATTACATACTTTCGATCCATTTTTTTAATCATCCCAATCAACTCCCTTTTTCATTAGATCAACACTTATTTTTAGCGAGCACCATTCGCACTCGTAAATCGCCTCATCTTCTCCAACGAGGTTAATTATCAAGCGGTTCACAAACCCGCCTTTAGTTCCGCACCAAATGCAATTCATAAGGTCACATCCTCATCCCAATCGGGGGTCTGCTCAAGCCACAAGATGATGCAGAAAAGTGCGGTAACTGTCGCCAGCCCTAATCCGATGATCTCAATCATTGAAGGATCCCTCCATGGTTTGTTGTGATCATGTAACTATCGTCAGCGGTATCCCAATAAATCCGATACTCATGGCCAAGCGATTCAAGAAATGCTTTAATGAATAATACCGCCGGATAATCCTGAGCCCAGTAAGCGCGCTCGAAGGAGTAATCGACTTCCGTGTCTGGTTGAGCGAAATCAACATCCTCGAAGCGGCCTTCTTGCTCTCTCCATGCGCTCGCCGTTGATTTCCAGTTAGTCGAATTGACTGTTAAGTGATCAAAATCGTTGCTAGTAATTCTCATGCTTTTACCGCCCATCCTGTTGAGTGTGTTGTTCCGCAATTCAAGCAAGTGCCTGAGCGAATGTCGTAATCTTTGCCGCAAGTGCATCCGGCCGCGCTTACGATTGGCTCGCCCTTGTGGAAGTCATAGTGGAGAAACAATTGGTATTGCTTTGCAAATTTCTTGCCGCAGTTGAAGCACTCGTACTTCATGTTATGCCCCTGCCTTTTCCACTAAATCCCGCGCCTTTGCGATTTCATCGTTCCAATTTAATGAAAGTTGATGATTAAGATTTTCTAAAATTTCTTTCATTGTGATCATTTATGCCGCCGCCTTTTCCTGAGCAGGAATGATGTAAGACATACGATTTACGATTTGGCATCCATACATTCGAGGCATCCCGAACCAAGAACCGATCGCATATAAGCCAGTTTCGGCTAATTCGTAAGTTTCATTGTCGTTGTATTCTTTGCCTGAGATCTCTTCAAACTTTGCGATGAGATCGGCTTTGTATTCCTTTGAAACTTCGCGGTTCGTGAAAACAAAATCCGCTCCAAAATGAACCTCTGTTGGAAGATCGTCGCCCTCAAGGATAATGAGCGAGTTGTGGTAATCCTTCATGTCGGTCATTCCGTCAAATGATGCGCCTTGGTAGAACTTTGAGATTGCATCTACTTCGCTTTCCATTGGTCCGTCAATCCATGAAATGTGGATCGAGGATCCGCCTGAATATGAGTGAGAGCGAACCGAAAACTTAGTCGAAGGAAAAGAATTTTTGAGAGCCTTGCGGATCATCTTCGCGGTATCTGTTGTCGAGATTCTTGTTGCCATTTTGCGCCTTCTTCCTGTTTGGGGGCTGATGCCCTGTTAAGAAGAACTGTAGCCCATAAATTACGGTCTAGGGGTCAATTTGGCGTTATTTTTGAAAAATTTTTATGTCCGCTCCGGCTTCATCAGAATAGACTTTTACGGCTTTTATGTCTATTACTTGCGAATCGTCCGCATAACAGATCCCCGTAAGCGCATCAAGAACGCCACGGATGTATTTATCGAGGTCGGGAGCCACAGTCGGGAACTCCCTTTTCACTGTTTTAGGCCTCCGGACTCGAAAAATGATCTCAATCCCGATCCCGCCCTCAACAGGCTTGGCTCCGGCAAATCGAGCCGAGAGAGCCACTGTGGAGCGCCACACGGCAAGGGCTGAGCCCTGAGAGTGCAGAACATGGCCGTTGATCACCTTCATCGAGCCCTGTGGCACGGGAGTGCCATCGCAGGAAAAGGAGATCATTCGGCTAATTCTAGCCGAGCAACGCGATGTGATCTGCGACCACAGAATGAACTACCTTGGTGCCATCGGTCAAATAAAGATCGTAAGTGCCAGTGTGATCCGGCCCCTCAATATCCTTGACGATCATCGCTTCCCCATTATGAGAAACGCGGTCGCCAAATTGAACTTTGTCCGGTGTAACGATAGTCATAACTTCCCCTCTCGGTTCGTAATGCTTACGATAATAGTAACAGATTACTTACGAATTACGGCGAACTTGATCAAGAAATGCCCTGACCGATTCGGGCATTGGAGCCCCTTCTACCCGATCCTCTTCAGAGAATCTAGGCGGGACTATGGTTGGGGTCGTGATCGGCTCCCTGAAGCCACCCTGTGGCTTTTTTAGGGGTAGCGGGGAGTCGAGCCATCGGTCGCCATTGAGCCAAGTCGAAGGATGAGCGGTAAAGGCCGGATCCCGATTCGGATCTCGAGCATAGCGATCAGCGCCCTCGACGATCACCTCAACCGTTGTTTTCTTGATCGCCTTGACCCACGCCTTCATCGCTGAGCCTTTTCCAACCTTGATCGGATAGATTGCCCAAAACTTCTCGAAATCTTCACTGTATATATCTTTTTTTGTATCTGTATCTGTATCTGTATATACAGGCGTTTGCTCAACATTCGCACTGCGATCGCTTAGCGAACGCTTAACGAACGCACTACGAGCGCTTGTCGAAGCCTTCTCTGATTTCTCTCGGACTTTCGCCAGATCATTCTCAACCCTCGCATGAGTCCAAATATCTCCGTCGATCCAGAAGAACTCCGCCAGAATCTCCCGATTGTCTTCCCATTCCTCCGAAGTCATTCGAGCGACTGTGGCTAGGCGTTCGCGGCTATTGTTCAGCGGCTTGCCTTGTTGCCAGTAATTCATCAGGAGCAACATATACGCGCCATGCTGAACGGCGTTGAGATGGGCGGTATCAGCAAGATAATCGTTCACATACAGTTGCATATAAGGCAGGGAATTCATTTACTCCCTCCCGACTGACTGCATAATCATTTGTTTAGTTATCCCGTATCGCTCAAAATCCTTTATGACTTTGTCGCGAACCGATGATTTGTTGTGGCTCAATAGAGATTGCCTTTCGTCGTTAGTCATTCCGCCCCAAACTCCGTATTGTTCTTGATTGGTGGCGTACTTTAAGCATTGACTCCAAATTGGGCAAGGCGCGCAGGTGAAGCGGAAAACATCTATGTCGATCAACTTTGATACGCCTCGATCTTCGATCTTATAGAAGAAGTTTGTTGGCAAATCCTTGCAAGCGGCTCGATCCCAATCGACATCCATGTAGGTCGGATTTTCATAATTATCAACAAGGGCATCAAGTTGATCGCGATCATAAGTTCCGTCCGTGAATTGGTGGATCTCGTACTTTTCAATCCACCTGTGAATTGTCCGTTGCGTGACTCCGTATCGGTTGACCGCTTCGGAGATTGTTATTTTGATGAGCAACCGTTTACTCCTGTCGCATCGTAATAATCACAATAAGAGCGGCAAAAATAAACATCCTTTTCAGGTTCCGGAACTTCGCCGTTCGCCGCCATTTCTTGAAGATTGGCAATCCACGCCAAGCCTTGCTGAGCCATCTCGGGATCATAAGGCTCAGTGTGTTCTCGAACATCTTCAGATTCGCCATCACGCGCCACTGCTACAAGGGTGACTGTTTCTACCGGATAGCCATTCTCACTTACAAGATAGCCATAAAGTTGAACCTGCATCCTTTGTTGGAGCGAAGGAAAGTAGCGAAGGGACTTTTTCTTTGTTGTTTTCCAGTCCACGATCTGTTGTTTATCTTTAATGTAGAGATCGACATGGCCCCGCAACCCTTCGATTGCGAACTCCTGCTCGATCATAAAGTTATCCCCGAACGGATCTTCTCGCTTGATCGCTTCGGCAATTCCGGCGTGAATAAATGTCCCGAGTATCGCGGGTAATTTATCCGTTGGATTTACCTTCGGGGCCTGCGTGATATTCATAAACACGCGCCGCTTACAATCGCCAACGGCAGACGGTCCAATGTCCACTTGTAACGATCTATCGCGCTGAGCATCGTGTCCGGCTAGTGCGCCGACTAACATCTTCTTAATATCAGTCAATTAAAATCCCCGCCTTTCGTGCTCTAGTAAGTAAGTTTCTTGCGCTTGCAGGAGTAATGCTTAACGCTTTCGACACTACTTTTGTTGGTGATTCGTAAGGATTTTTCCTAATGAGATCAACCGCAAGTTGCAAGCGCCATTGTCGCGGCGTTGCTTTATTAGGTTTTTTAGATGGAGTTATTAGTCTGAGCAGAATAGGAGTTCGAACTTTTCTCAAGTCCGTACCATTTAATGCTCTTTTGCTTTTTGTCTGAATAGAGATTTTGGGTATGACACCATTTAATTCTGCGAACTCTACGCAAAGATCGTCTATCTCAACCTTGTGCATTACGAGGCATCCATCCCAGTACGAACCGAAGTGCCAATCGAGCGAGCAATATCTACCTGCACTCGAAGGCGAGCCACATTTGCACGATTAGCCTTAACCATCGCCTCAGCATCAGCGAGAGCCTTATGAGCCTCTTTATTATCAAGGAGAGCAATATCTTCGCGCTCTGCTACCGTGTAATTCCTACCAGTAGGTGAAGATATTTGCGCCAACCCCATACGGGAATTAGCCATCGCAACTTCGTAATACGCTTTGTTTTGATGGTAAGCCGCCTCTGCATCAACGAGATCATCATGCGCTTCGTCAATAAGTTTGCTGAGATCTTTTAGTCGCGCCTCAATTTGCGCCGGAGTAACTACGCTCACTTTGCCTCACCCAATGCAATCTGCGCGCAGATGTCCTGCACTTGCAGAGCGACATTCTCGATACCCGCTTTGACGATCACTTTTCGATTATTAGTGAAATCGAGAGCGCAGATCTGATCGTAAATATCGAGGCGGATCTCTGCCTCAAGGCGAGCCGTCATCTTTGCAAGTTGCTGAGCGAGGAACTCGTCAGTTTTTGCTCCGAGGATTAACTTGCCGTTGTTGATTTCCCAGTGTTGTTTAGTTTTGCAAAACAGTTTCATAACATCATCCCATTCTCGGCGTATCGCCATACGATGCACCGGTTGCCTTTTTCGTTATCTCTAGTTGTGCCGCTATCTATTACGAAGCCATCTGTTACGAGGGATCCGCGAATCGGTCGTACTGTATTGCCATCTAAGTGGAGATACTTCTCGATCTCATTATCAGTTAAGCCGGTGAGTCCTCGGTTGATGAAAAGTTCATAGACTTTGCGGCGAAGTGATCCAACTTTCGGCTCGATCTTCTCCCTTGCCTCTATTGAGGTGCGTTGTGTCGTCATCCTGCCAACTCCTGAACTCTTCGATTGAGCGCGTCCTTTAGCGTTGTGCCTTTGATCGAGAAGTCTAAAAAATCCTTCTGTTCTGCCCATATTTCACGAAGTCGGAAAACTTCGTTGGTTTTGTAGATCTCATCCAGAACAATCTCAAGTTTGTCCAATTCCTCCGGAGTCAATGTGCGAACCGCGTAAAGATTCTTTCGAGGATTCTTTTCATAACGCTCAACCTTTTCCATCTCTTCGCGTGATGGGCGCTTATTGCCGGAGAATAGGAAGTTGGCTAACGCTCTACCGATCGCTGAGGTTTCGCATACTTCGAGAGCCGAAGTTTTAGTCACCATAGAAGAGCCGACAATCTCTTCGGCCATACCACTTGTTACTGCGCGCTGATCTTCACGATCTGCGTAGACATAAGCCTTAACTACTTTTCTTTCATCGGTATCGTGCAATATGTCTGTAAGAATACGACCGTTTGGAAATTGCTCCCAAAACTTTTTAATTCGGGATTCCACCGTATCGTAATCTTCAAGATTGAAGCGACCTGCCATTTTATTTGCCTTCCTTTTCGATGTGTTTGTTGATTTTTGCTGAGTGAGATTTGTAACTATTTGATTTTGTTTCGATTAAAACTCCGCACGAGCAACGCGTTGCCCATCCGATCGTTGTTAAGGCATTTCGGCTTTTACGAGAAGTGCGAGTTACGCGATCGTATGAATAAGCGATGTTAGCGATGCAAGTCATTTTTATTACGCTCCGATCTGAATATCGTTAAAGGAGCGTTGAAGGATTCGCGCGGCATATTCACGGGCAAGTTTCTTGGCTTCGACTTTATTGTCGGCCCATACCATCATGTGAGCGTTGCAATCGCCAAGGAAGAAAACTTCATACTGGCGGCGAGCGCACTGGGATTCATTGAATACCGCAATAAGATCGGCGTCCGTATAGGCATAAAGTGAAGTGCTCATCTTATGC